AGTGACGCAGAGTTTGAAGAAAAGAAAAAGACATTCACCGAATTCTTTGGTAAATTTGATCAACCGATTTTTGACTTTATTGAGGATAGGTTACGATAATGGCTGGTATTCCAAGTAAAAATAAACCAAAATTAGTATTGCGTGATGCAAATGCAGCGTGGACAAGAAATTTATTCAGTTCTGGTATTTTAAAAGAATTAGCAAATGTTAACGGAATTATATTTGCGTATACTCCTGCAATGATGCAAGCAGCATTCTCAGCGAACTATGGTACGTATGATACAACACACAGTGTGTATCAGCAACAATACTATGTGAATACACCTAATCCAACGATTAGTATGCAAGCATATTTTGTGTCAAATACAATTGAAGAAGCAAAGTACAACATTGCATGTTTGCACTTTTTAAAGACAATGACAAAAATGGATTTTGGTTCTACCGCAGGACTTGCTGGTACACCACCACCGATATTGCATTTTAGTGCATACGGAGAATACAATTATAAGAATGTCCCTGTGGTAGTATCAGGAGTTGATTATACATTTGCTGATGATGCAGACTTGGTAACAGTAGACGTGGATGGATCACCAATATCAATACCAACAAGTTTCGCAGTATCTATCACAATGATGATGCAACAAAATCCTGAAAAGGTTAGTAGAGAATTCTCATTTGCTAATTATGCAAGTGGTGCTGCACTTAAAAATGGAATGATATAACATGAAAATACAATATGATACAGACAGTATATACAAAAATACAAACATTGTAGACAACAAATATCTTGACATAATGGAACCTATTATTGGTGATATTTCAGCATATGATGTATATTCAGTAACGTTAATAGCAAAGTACAATGAGCGACCAGATATGTTAGCATATGATTTATTTTCAAATTCTAATCTATGGTGGGTGTTCGCAGAGTTTAACCAAGACATATTAAAAGATCCTATAATGGATTTCAAATCTGGTTTAACTATACAAGTTCCACTAAATTTTATATAAGGTAAATGCATGACAGAAACAAAACCAAACTGGTGTTCAGCAGTCGATAGTCCGACATATAAACTTACATGGTATATCGTAAGTAATAAAGTATTTAATAATCCTAAACTATTAGACAATATACCAGATAAGTATACTAACAATGCCGCCAACAATGCAGCATCCTCGTCAGGAGATGCTGTAGTCATTGCTGCATCTGGAGAAACATCAGAATATTCATTAGAAAACTTAGTAATACAGTCTATGATTTCTCCTGGGTCTAGTACAGGTAATACGACAACTGGTGCATTTCAATTTGATATATATGAGCCGGGTGGATTTTTGTTAATGAACCGAATATTAAACTTGAGTCATGCATTCAATTTCGGTAACATTCAATCAGCAAAATATATATTAAAAGTTCAATTTATCGGTAGAACAGTAGAAAGTTCAACACCTATTGCATTCCCAGGCACATTCTATTACCCAATGATGATATCTACAATCAATGCAAGTTCAGGACCAGAAGGTTCGCAATATAATATTGTTGCTGCAAATATACACAAGATAGCAGTGACAGCGTCAAAAATTGTAACTGACATAAAGGTAACTGATGTTAAAGATGTACAATCATTATTAGACAATCTAGAGACAGCATTGAATGCACATGAGAAAAACATAAGAAAACTGCAAATAACTGAAGCTGATTTAGAAAATTCAAAGTGTTGGAAAATCAAATACTCTGATAATTTTAAAAGGTATCTAAAATCATCTGTAAAACCAGCACAGGCAGATATGCCTGGAACTGGACATAAGGCTAGTGGGTATACAGCCACATCAGCACAATATATACTTCATAAGCATACAAATGTAGTGACATATCTCACTAATATACTGACAAAGCAAGTTCCTGATTTTTATAATACATTTAATGCTACGACTACCAAGAATACTAACATAAATGAAAAAAAGATTTCTACTTTAAAAAACACATTAAGTGCAGATCAAGGATTACAAAAACATGCAAGAGACATAGTTAATGCCTCTAATGAATACAAAAATGAATTCATAAAAATAACACCATCTGTAGAATACAAAGATGAGATAGATCCTTATACAAACACAAGTCAAGAAGAAATTATATTTTATATAGATTTACATACATCGCACACAAACCCACAGCCAGATGTAAAAAAACAACAACAGGCTACGATTAGTGCATCATATCAATCTAGAAGATTTGAGTTATTGCCAATCTATAAGGCTTATAATTATTTATTCTCTGGATCTAATACCGAGGTGTTAGACTTTAATTTAAATTTCAATCAGATGTTCTATTTAACACGCGACCCATCTGAGAGTGTTAATTTACCAAACAGTGACAACGAAAATGCAGGAAATGCAGGTGCCGTAACCAAAGTAACAAAAACTGTTTATATACCTAAGTATCTAAGTAACACAACGATAAGTAGTGAAACTGCTATAACACAACTTGAAAATATAGCATACGTGATTAGCGGTTCAGATTCAAAAAGTCAATCTAATGCTGATGAACCAAATGCAGTGGTCGCAGTAGATCAAGCAGAAATAAATGCAGCAAGTCATGATTTTATTATGTTTGACATTACTATCAAAGGTGATCCCTATTGGTTGGGCACGCCCGGATCATCTGTTACAGCAGCTAAAGGTAGTACTTTGATTGATAGTTTAGATGAAGATTCATTAATCGCGTTCATTAATTATTTACCAAATAATGGAAAGTCTAATGGTGCACGACAACTTGATATTGCAGCAAGTGGTATATATAAAATATTAGAAGTAGAGAGCAAGTTTCAATTAGGAAAGTTTACTCAATCATTAAAAGGTATGCGTGATAGAAACTCTTCTACTGATTTAATCAAAACCAAATTACTAGTAATAGGAAATCAGAATGGGAATTAATATTAAGACAGTAAGTGGAAAAGCATTCCCTGCTGGACAATACATAGGAATAGTAACAGACACTACCGATAGTATGTTTACTGGTCGTGTATCAGTACGCTTTGGTGAATTTGGTTCTTTGATAGGAAGTGAAGTTGATCACATGTGCTTGTTGTGTACTCCCTATGGTGGATACACTAGCATTGATGCTGGTACGGTAACTGATGATGAAAAGGCATATGGCGAAGATGGTACGAGTGAAAGCGGTACACCAAAAAGTTATGGTATGTGGCCCCAACCACCCACTGTTGGTACATCGGTATTGGTTGCATTTGTTGAGTTGATAGATCAAGGTATAATAGTTGGTTCGTTGATATCTCGTAACAGAAACCACATGATGGGAGGTCGTGCAAGTGCAGAATCACATGATGGTACTATTCAACCAGTGGGTGAAAAAAACCCAACTGATACAGGTGATGAAGTAAAGAAACCCGTTGATCCTATTGCAGCAGCATGGTTAAAAGAGCAGGGACTACAGGGTGATTATTCTCGTGGTCATAGTTTGTCTAGCGCAAGACGAGAATCACCAAGTCACGTATTCGGATTAACTACATTGAATGGACATGTGTTCACAATGGATGATGGAGATGAGAATGGTGATAGCACGAATGTTCGTATGCGAAGCAGAGGTGGTGCACAAATATTATTAGATGATACTAATAAATTTGTTTATATTACAAACCACAACGGCAATGCTTGGATAGAAATGGACGAAGCAGGAAACATAGATGTGTATAGTAAAAAGAGCGTAAATATACATTCAGAAGAAGATTTGAATTTTCATGCAGATGGTAACATCAATATGGAAGCAAAGAAGAATATCAATATGAAAAGTGGCACTGATGTAATAGTACAAGCATTAAAAGATATTCACAACAAGGCTGGTGGTAATCGTGTTGATACTGCGGGCATGGTTTATATGAATAGTTCAGTGAGTGCACTAGCACCTAAAGTAAATAAATTAGATAATAATGAAACAGTTACAGAAAGTGTGTCTGCTAGAGTACCAGAACATCATCCGTGGAAAGGTGCGAGTAAGATACAAGAAGTAATTAAGCCAGCAAAGGGAAAGACATAATGGTTATATTACCTAATACGATAACACCATCTACAGTGATAGATTATTCTCGTTGGACAATTGACGATAGCGCAGTTGTGGTGACTGAACAAGAACTACGGGTGTTTGAAGCAAGTAGTGATATTATTAATTTTGCATTAAGACGATTTGAGTGGAGATGTTACAAAACAACCCTTGACAATACTATGCAAATAGGTTACAATACTATCAACGATAAGATTAATGGTGTAGGTTTACTTGAAAGTGAAGCGTATAGTGAATGGCTAGAAGACTTTAAAACAAAAGAACGAAAGTTTAAGAGACTACTTTCAATTAAAACATTGAGTCAATCACAATACGATGCACTATTGTGTCTATACTATTTCACTGGTGACTTTACTAAGGTGGGCACTACTGCGAGAACATTTGATTTATCACAGTTGATTGTTGATAAGAAATGGGATTATATAGCAACGGCTTTGATTGAGAGTGGGTACAATAGATTATTAACTCAACCACTTGCAACGATAATGATGTTAGGTGATTATGGTAGTAGAACAGAACGAACATTATTGCGTGATCGTGGGTTACAAATATTACGCAAAGAATACCCTACACTGACAGATAAAGTAGCGCGCCAGCAAGCAGAATATGTTTACTATGTTGAAACAAAAAGATTTTTACCTAATTTAACGCAGACAAGAATGCGACAAATTGTTACTACTGCAAATACACCATAAAGGAATTCACCATCAAAACAAGAATACTAGTAGGATGCAGTCTCAGTGAGGCTTGGCAATGTTATTTTACCGACCCTGACAATTCAGTAGACACTATCATAGAAAAGTATTGCTATGGTGGCGGTGGTAACAGCAATGGCATTCATACATTGTTGAATTCATATTTAAACAAAGATTGTAATATGAAAGATGTTGACATCATCGTGCAATATACAGGAATAGATCGTATAGGAATCGTACTATCATCTCCTGATGCTGACGGCATTCTAGTTAAGAATGCTATAACAGATAGACTTGAAACTGTAACAGTACAAGGACCTGTGAACGCACCCATAATTGGTGATGTATGTGATGCTCAAATAAGGAAAGAGTTTAGCAGTGATTATCAAGCAAGCGATCTAACTGCTATCTTATGTATGTTATCTAATTTAGGTGCTAACGTATATGCATTTATAGGTTGGGAAGGTGCAATGAAACCACCACATTGGGATAGAGTTAAGAAAATATTAAGAAGTAATGGTGTTATTTGCACCGACATAGTGTATATGAATACCGCTATAAAAATGTCAAAATCTGACGATGAATGGTGGGATGAATTTCATCCAGCAATGGCTTTAGCATATAGCGCAGTTGAAATACTATGGAATGATATGCAGCAACAAATATAAATTATAGAACAAACACAGGGAAGTATCACACAATGATAGATCGTAGAGTACTGCTATTGAATGCAGACGCACAACCGTTATCTATGCTACCACTGAGTACTATCAGTTGGCAGAATGCAGTAAAAGCACATTTTCAAAATAAAGTCGTAATACTAGATAGTTATGAAACTGTATTACATTCGGCTAATTTTGAGATGTTCATGCCTTCTGTTGTAATATTGAATCGTTATCATCGTCTGCCAAAATTGGCAAAGTTTTCTCGTAAGAATTTATTTCTACGAGATCAGCATGAGTGTCAGTATTGCAGCAAGCAATTTGCTAATGATAAACTAACCATTGATCACGTTATACCAAGATCACTTGGTGGTGGAACTAGTTGGACTAACTGTGTCGCATCATGTAAGAAGTGCAATTCATCTAAGGGAAGCAGATTGATGAAGCCTATTCGTGAACCAGTGAAGCCCACATGGCACTCGCTTGCATATTCATCTAAAACATTTGGTATTACAGTACCACGTGTTGAGTGGTTAGATTATGTAGACTGGCCCGCAGAACATGTAAGAATAGCAGAAATGTCAGTTCTATAGTAACATTTAGAACTTGCTTCTATTAATATCATATAACCGCCTCACATGGCGGTTTTTTTGTATCTATGATTATAGTGGTAGTTAATTTTTGCATAAATACTTGTATGAATAAAATAATCGGCTACACCACCATTGGTGAAAAAAATACAAGTAAACAACTGTCTGATCTTGATCTTGCGAAGCAAGACTTGAGTAATCATTTTTCAATCCGTAAAGGGGAGAAATGGACGAACCCAGAGTTTGGTAGTAACTTACCATACTATGTATTTCAGCCGCTAGATGATATCACTGTTGATTTAATTCAACAAGAAGTATCAAATATTGTAAATTATGACCCACGATTCAATTTATTAAGTGAAATCGTTAGGGTAGAAGAAGATAAGAATACGGTAACAATATTAATAGAATTATTGTATTTACCGACAACTACGGCAACCGAACTTGAAATAAAGTTTGATCGTGAATCAGGCGAGTTATAAATTATGACACAATCAATAAGACAATCAAAATTATTTGCAGCGGAAGATTACACCGTTGTATATGATTCGTATATTAATGCGAATTTTCAAGCGTATGACTATGCTACCATTCGTAGTACGATGGTCGATTATGTACAAGCAAAATATCCAGAGAATTATAATGACTGGGTTGAATCAAGTGAATTCGTTGCTCTACTGGATCTCATTGCGCAGTTCGGTCATAACTTAGCATTCCGTGCAGATTTGAATACTCGTAATAACTTCTTGAGTACAGCAGAGAGACAAGATGCTGTATTTAAATTGGCAGAATTCGTAGGTTATCAACCAAGACGTAATGTAACAGCATTCGGTGAATTAAAAGTAGTTAGTGTTAAAACTAATGAAACAGTACTTGGTAGTGATGGTACTACGCTGTCTGGTAAAGAAATCAGATATGAAAGTACATCTAATATCAATAACCTAGATGACTTTGTCACGGTTATGAATGCAATGTTTTCTGGTGGTAATCAATTTGGTACACCTAGAATTAATACTAATATCGCAGGGAAAAAAGTTGAATACTATAATTTGAATACAACGACTGATCAGATCAAGTTCGCGATTCAAGGAACCGCAGCAGGTTCAAGTTCATCATTTGATGTTATCGGATTAGATTACGATGCACAAGCACTGAGTATTATAGAGACAATACCAAATCCTACATCAGCATTTACCATGATATACAAGAACGATGGTAAAGGTGTTAGTAGCAACGCATCAGGATTCTTCTGTGGATTCAAGCAGGGAACATTACAGTACAAAGATTTTGTAATAGATAGTCCCATCAGCAATCTTTCACTTGACGTGGATATTCCAAACATTAATAATTCAGATGTATGGGTTCAGTCAATTGATACAAATGGTGTTGTATCACAACAATGGACTAAAGTTGATAACGTGTACGGACAAAATGAAATATTCAACGACATCGCATCTGGTACAAATCATATCTTTGCAGTTAAAACACGAGCAAATAACCAGATAAGTGTTATGTTTACTGATGAAAATTTTGGAACAATACCGAAGAATATCATTCGTGTATGGTATCGTGTAAGTGAAAACGTATCGTATACATTACGCCCAGATGATCTATCAAACAAAACTATCAATATCAACTATAGTGGTGCTGACGGCAACACATATACCATGATAATTGGATTACAATTAAAGTCATCAGTCTCTAACGCAAGCAGTGCAGAATCATTAGATACAATTAAAACAAATGCACCTCGCAATTATGTGACACAAGACAGAATGATAACCGCAGATGATTACAATAATTATCTATTGAATCAAAGTGAGAATATTTTAAAAATAAAAAGTGTTAATAGAACACACAGTGGACATAGTCGTTATGCTAAATTATATGATCCTACTGGTACATATTCTAATCTACATTTGTTTGGAACAGATGGGGTACTTTCAGTCGCTACCGCAAAACCAACTAAGGTAGAACATACTGATGACATAGTTGTCAACAGCGTATTTGAAAATTATATAAAGCCAGCGATACAAAATCATGAGTTATTGAACTTATATTACTCTGACTTCAAAACATCATTTGAGGCATTAAGAACTGCAATTATAACTGATTTAAGTCCGAATGATGTTATATTCACATGGCAGACAAATGATAAGACTACTGGATATTTTAATGATTATGCAAGTGTGATACAGGGTGTTGGTTCAACACAGAATCATTACTTGAAATATATAACTGTCGGTGCATTAGTTAAATTTACAGCATCAGATGGTGTATATTGGGCGAAAGTATCAAGCATATTTGCCAACGGAAGAGGAATAGACGACTCAGTGGGACAACCATCTGGTTTAACTGTTACTGGAATTGGTGCAGTGGCATTCGATATTGAAATACCTTCTGGTGCTACATTAGACATGATCTATCCAGCATTTGCAAAACAGTTTACAACAGTAGAACAAACAAGTATTTTAGATGCACTAACTAGTGCAACACAATTCCAACTAAAATACCATTACGAAGCGACACCAGCATATTGGGAAGTACTTACTACTCCCGTGGTTGATGCAAGTTCATTGGCTTACTTGATTGATGTAACTCCTACTATTGTGGGATCTGGTGCAGTGCATAATAGTTACGATGTTACTACTCGTATAACTAGATATGAAATAGCAACGAACCAAGTTGAATTCACCAATCTAACAAGTGAATACAATATCAATGAATTCACTAAAAAGAGAAATCGTGATATCATTGAACTATATGACACAACAACTGCTAAGTTTATTAAATTTTATGTATGGGGATATAATATAGATTCAAATGGATTATATCAGTCAAACAAAGTTATTGTCGCACTACAAGATAGTTCAACTGATTCTCGTGCAGATAATCCAGACGCATATTTTGATCTAGTGGGACTCGCTGAATCAAAGAGTGCATTACGATTTGAGTGGACACATATCCCAGCAGAGAATGAAATCGTAGATCCTAGTTTGTCAAACATCATTGATATATTTACATTGACAAAAGAGTATGACACTTCATTCAAGACTTGGTTATTGGAATCTCGTTTATCCACTAGCAGACCTACACCGCCTACTATTGATGAACTAAACAGACAATTCAATCAATCTAGTGTTGTTGATAAAAAGAAAGCAATGAGTGATACTATTATCTATCGCCCAGTTAAATACAAGGTATTATTTGGTGCAGTAGCAGAACCAGAAACAAGAGCAAGATTTAATGTAATCAAAGTGCCGGGTGTGAATTTTACAGATAACGATATTAAAGCGAAAGTTATTGTCGCAATCAATAACTTCTTTGATATATCACTTTGGGATTTTGGAGAGACATTCTATTTCACTGAGTTAGCAGCATATGTACATAACGAATTGATCGGTGTTATAAGTTCATTCGTGATAGTACCAGAAAGTTCTACTAGTGTATTTGGTTCATTATTTCAAATAACACCATTGACAGATGAGTTGTTTATACCAGACGCAACCGTCATAGATATAGATATCGTAACGAGCATTACACAGGCAAACATTAAGGCAACAAGGTAACATATGGAAAATTATAAATCTACAAAACAACAACTAGCAGACGCAAAGAAGCGTGCTGGTAATTACCCAGTAAATGAAATCAAATCTGTAGACAAGTTACCTACGCCATTTAAGACTGATCTTAACAAGAAATGGTTAGACGCAACATTTGATCAGATGATATCAAAAGGTGATATGGAACATGTTGATGCTTATGTTGGAAATACTTCGGGTAAATCATTAACACGATATGATGACAATTACTTGAATACAAATAGTACAGCACAGCAATTAGAGCCAGGAATTGTCACTACAGACGAGTTGGGTAATGTTACCCATACAATCGCGATCAGCGATGTTGCAAACAATGTTGCAATGAACTTTGATCAATATGGTTATAATGCAGCATATAATTCCAATGCATATGTGTATGCTCCGCCTATCAACATAGACAAATTTGTAAATTTTGTTTCTTATTATTGGGCATCTGATCTTCCAGTATACAACTCAACTTTTTTAGTTGCAAATGATACTAATCCAATAACAACCATTACTGGTGCACCATTGGGAACAATTACAGATAGTGTGAACACTGTTGAGTTGTTCAATGGATTGAAAATAAAATTCATTGGTTACGATGCTGCTATTGCAGATAACACATATTTAGTGACAGGTGTTGGTACTCGTATTAGTTTTAAATTACTAACAGATTCTACTGGGCGAACATTTTTCACAGATACTACACCATATAGTTATTCCATAGATTCGGTAGCACAACCACATGACATTAAAGATTATATTGTAATTGATACATCTGATAATATTGCAAGTTCATGGTCGCGTGCAAACCATTGGATACACAAAGACAGTGTGTTATATTTACAAACATTAGATACTTCGTTTGTTGCAACTACTGTTATTACAACACCTAACAGAGCAAAGCGACCTATTATACAATTTGATGCATTGATGCATATGACTGATCATGGTCATGCACATTATGCATCTGACAGTGTATTTAAAGGACAAGTAGATTATGTAGTATCATCACTAGTTACAGCCGCAGATGTTGCAATTGGTTCACGTATTGCATATGGCAACGGAATATACATCAAAGGTGCATCTGATACATTGACAGAAGCAGAGCGCACAGATACATTCGCAGTGGGCGATACTTTTGTTACAATTAATGATTCATTGTCTGGAACTAGTGCATATGCAAAGAGAGACATGTATTACGATGGTGAAATAAAATTAGCACAGAATAAAAAATTACCAAACGTAGCACCATTATTTAAGTTATGCGATAACCAAGGTACGTTATTGAGTAGTTTCAATGGAAGTACGTTTGTTAGTAGTAAAATATTTTCATATAAAGTCGGTACTGGCACAGTTGATAGCGAACTAACATTTGCATTATCATACAAAGATACTGGTATGGGCGCAAACATTGTGTTTGAGAATAACCTATTTACAGAACGTTACAATTATTCACGAGACATGGGACACGCAGCGATTGAAATCCCTGGATATTATTTCTTTA